GCATAACTTAGCATAGTCGGTGACTCCAATAACGGTGGGAACCAGAACGCCGTCGGTGCAGTCGGACAGCACAACTGGCGGCGTCACTTCTCGGTACTCAGACAGTTTCTCGAAGTCGTGCCAGTAAGCCGCCGTCAGTAGTACGTTTAGGTCAGTTCCTAGCGGACTACTTGGATGCGCAGCGGGCCATCACGAACCACTAAGCTCTAAACACCGCCGCACTACGTCAGCAACATGCACGGCCAAGCCGCCTTTGTAGGCGTGGTGATGCTTAGCTCCACCGTATCCTTTGTCATAGTCTTTGATGGCTGCGAGGCACAGCGCACGGTATGGCTGGTCGAGTAGGGTTTCGGCAGTGGTTCGCAAGTAGTTCATCGATTCTTCAACGTTCATGATTCTCCTTCACAGTTACGGTCAGCGGTTGCACAACGTTAGTATTTCTTTCAAACGCGCCTTGTACAGCTTGGATAGGCGGCGTAGCCGGCTTGGATAGGCGGCGGGTTCATCTGTGCGCCTTGCCTTTGCTCTGAATAAAGAATGGAAGAACGTAAAACTCAAATCCATCCTCGAATTTGAGTTTCTTTTCATTGAGCAGTTCTATGAACCTGGTACGCTGCCCCTTAATATCACTTAGATGTTGAAAGTAGAATTTTGTTCCATTCACTTCTCGCGTCACCCAGTGAGTGCAGTCCGCTGGCCCAGTGCAGCTAGATATCATATACTTAGCGCCTGCCGAACTAAGCATCTCCTTATCACGAGGGCAGTCGCGGTATGTTTGCTTGAATGCCGCGCCGCCGTTGTTGCTTATGTACACTTTGTAGTTCTTGTCTGTGGAACCTAAAAGAACGTCGCCGGCCTCTAACCGCCGTATAAAGGTATCAGGGTTTAGCGACCCACAGTAGTGACAACTATCATCAGACGGGTCATAGTCACTGTCTCGTTGAAAGCGGCTAGAAGCAAGTAGATTCTCAGATCGACGTGGGCAAGTGAATTCTGTCATTTAGATCTCCTTTGTTTAGCGCATAGCCTGGTGTATCTCGTTTAGCGCATAGCCTGGCGTATCTCCGCGATACGCGCCAAGTATCCACCGCGCATGAGGACTGCATGGGTGTCATCGCCCAGCACGCTCTTTTCTTGCAGGAACGAAGCGAAACTCTCTACTGCTACGCGCACAGTCATAACCTGGGCGTTGGTTAGCGTCCGGCCGTTGATGGTGATGATGGGTTCTTCTTGACTTCCCACGGCGCTGATGATTGGGTCGCTAATGCGCTTAGTGGTCACTTCTTCGCTCCTCTTTTCTTATGCATCTCTCGCCATAGCGTCATGATGACGTCGCCGTGACACCGCGGTTGGCAGCCGAAGCATCCCAGCACCGCATCCTCCGGCAGGCTGCTGATGGCAGTGAGAAGGATTGTTCGCATAGTGGGCGAGATAGTAACGTCCCACTTAGTAGAACCGTGTACCCACATATCGAAGCAGGCAACAGCGTCCTCGATGGTGGGAACTTGAATCAACGCTGCAGTTCTACTTAGAGGCAGGTGGGTGAACGGGTTGCCGAACGGACTGCCGCGGCCGATGTAGTGGGTGTAGTGGGTGATGCGCTTGTTGACGAGTTTCATGATGTTAACACCTTGAGCGCGAGAAGAGGTACGCGCACAGTCATGGCTTGGGCATTAGTCAGTACCTGGCCGTTGATGGTAATGACGGGGTTGAAAGCTGTGCATCCTTGAAACCGAATCGCTGTGCAATTGTTGTTGCTTTTACGTCTCCCATGCTTTCTCCTTTGTACCTAGTTCACCCGTGCCCTTTGCTCCTCGAACTTCCGCGGCGGCACCGGCGGTGCACCAGCCATCAGCGTCTCAATCTCCCCAACGCGCATTGCCTGCAGCAAGGCGACCCACTCAGGCGGCGCGCCTATAATGTGAACACGTGTCTTACGACCGTCCACGATGACATTAGGAGCGCCCTTCGCAGCCTTGCGGATTCCTGCCTTTGCGAGTTCCTTGCCCATCCACGCCGCGTCCATAGGCCGATCGGTCTCAGCACGGTACCTAGAAACCAGCCGACCCACTGTTGTAAGGTAACAGGCGGGCTCCTCCTTGGGGCGACCTAGCGCCGTAGCAGGGTCGAGCTTGATATCCTCAATCCAGCGGCGTACGTCACTAACGCCTATTTGAATCATGTCGACCTTGGCCGCCGTCAACGGTGGCCGCTCAAACGCATCAAAGCCAGTAAGTGAAACCCTTAGCAGGTGATCAAAGAGCGCAGCTGCTCCGCCCTGTTCCAGCCAGGCAAAGTACCGATCACGCCATGTAGTAGTTAACGGCGCTGCAGTCACTTCATGAATGAAAAACCGACGGTCATCCTCTTCTACGTAAAAAGCATCGGGGTAGTTACTAGTGAAGTAGTAATTAGCGTGATCTTCAACGACGTAGGGTATCTGATATTTTTCCTCCACCAGCACCTGCTCTTGTGTAAGCATGCTCTTCAACCGCTCACTAACTGACCGCTTCTCTGTAACTGAAATCTCATCACCCAAGATAAATTGCTTGCCAACGACATAACTGTTAAAGTTGCTGTGGAAGTGCTTCGTTTCTAATACGCCCCAGTTATCGCCATAAATACGCCGCATCGTCTGCCCGACCAGTGTCTTGCCAGTGCCGGTCACCCCACCCCACAGCACCACACCATTGCGCATTTTTAGACCGGGTTCTTGCAGAGGCGCCGCTAACCACTGCAAGAACCAGCGCCGCTCTGATGGCATAGCATTATCCAATAAATGATCAAGCAGTTCAAGGAACGGCGTGACATCGCCCGGCTGCGGTTCTATGCCCCATCCTTTCCACGTATTGTAGCAGCCATCAGTAGTCAAACGCGGGTGGCCGGGGCGGTAGACGTAAGACTTAAGCTCGTGGCAATAACGCCACGTAAGCCAAGTTTTTATTGTATTGACCGCTTTCTTGACAACCTGGTTATTGACAATCATGTCCACATTATACGCGCGTCCGCCGTACTCCGTCTCTTCCACCAATTCGCGTTTGGTGATGCGGCGCCCATCAGCCAATCGCACATAGTCTTTACTGGCGACTACCCGCGCCAATTCCAAATTCACCGCGTGCAGAGCGGCGGCACCGTCAACGTCAGGGGCTTCGGCAAGCAACTTTGTAAGAGTATCCGCCTTATTGACATCCTTTGGTAGCTGGTACAGCCAATCGTCGACACCCAAACCGTGTTTGTCAGTGTCTTCAGTGTCGACCGGCGGGTGGGTTAACTTTACTATCGCGCCACGCATAGTCAACACACTGGCAAGCATGCTGGCAGCGCACGCGACATTTGGATTATGGTTGATATTGCTATCAAATAGAATGATGACGGTACGTAAATGCCACTTAAACTCTTCCAACTCCGGCAGCAGCTCGTTACGCGCCATAGTAGCGGTACGCCAGTTATTTACACCACCCAGTCCCATCGTAGGTGCACCTAGTGAACTGGCACAGGCTGACTTCAACTCTCCTTCTGTGATAACCACCGGTATAGTTGGGTCATCGGCAACTGCGCGCCAAGTGCAGCCAATAATCGTCGGTGGGAAGTAAACCGCGCATCCACTATTGAGGGGTTGAGCATAACGTCGTGGCTTCTCAACGACCGCTGTTGAACCCCAACCTTTACTTGGATGGTCTACGGTAAAGCGAAATCGAAAAAACCCGTCTTGACGAAGGCGCCCATCAAGATCAAAGTACGGTATTTTGAATCCTTCCCACTGCGGTTGAATATTAAGTTGCCTGACGTCTGCTTCAGTATAAGCGCGCAGCTGCATTAGTCGCGCATGCTTCGCCGTCAGAAGACTAGTGGCTAGCTTGCTCAGCATGGCTTGCTGAGGCGCGACCGGTTTTTCCGCTTTCAATTTTTACGTCTCCTGACGCTTTCATAATCAAAGCTTCCACTACACGGCTGGCACTGATAAAAATTTGACGCTGGTGGTCTTCATCGTCGCCTACACATGGTGCTAACCAATAAAAATTACCGACCAATCTAATAGCCTCACTAGTCAGTACGGGGTCAATAAACTGGTTATGCATAGCCTTGAAAACCTGGCGCTGCGTGGTGAGATCGGGCCGCCCAAGCACCTTGGCCAGGGCCTCAACTTCATAAGAAGTCAAGTTACGCGGACGACCGTCCGGCACCTTTAACCCGTCTCTAAGCGAGTTCAAACCAAGCTGCTTGACGACATTCGGATCGGTCCGCGCAGCTATCACTAGACAACGGACCGCCCGATCAGCGTTCAAAGACAACGTAATACAACGAGTAATTCGAGCCATTAAGCCTCCAGGCATATACGGGGTACATACAGAGTGCGTAAATTTATTATATAACATTGTCGTAAAGTATTGAAAATAAACGAGTTAGGAAAGTGAGCAAAATTATACAGGAGCCGATACGGATGGGGTTGAGTAAAACCTTACGGAGAGAACGTTTTAGGCTCAGTAATAATGGTGTTAATGCAATTATTTCGTAGAGTTAATATATTACCGTATTATCTGTATTTACTGTATATTTAGAGAGTATATATATAAGATAATAAAGGGTTTATGGAATATACGGTCTGAAATATACGGTATGAATTTGCCGGATGAGTGCCGTATAAGTGTATTAGAATGAGTCGTTTATGATTAAAGTTGCACCACCGCAAATAATTCCCTCCGTTAAAGACCGCGGTGGGGTACTATTAAGCATGTGGTCAATATTGACCATGTTGCAAATGTCCAGCCCATGCGCCGAGCGGTCTGCGGCTGGAGTATGACACTCAGTGAATGCGACCTGGGACTAGCTGCTCGGATTCATGGAGATTTATTCTTTGGACATCTGCCTTCTCTCGCAAAATGAAGCGGCCCGTCTGGAGCACTGGGGTATCTGGCCGCATTGCAAATCTCATCATCATATCAAAAAGAATGCTGCGTTGGCGATGATTCAAGCCGACACCCATCGATTCGTCGGTGGCTCGGATACTAGGGTGACGAGCCCAGTGTCAATGATCGTCGCCCTAGGAGAACCGACGATGTGGCAGCCTGTGCCTGCGTGCAATGCTGACGGCAGTCAATTACTTGGAATGCGTATTTGGGGAAGACCGAGGACAGCTTGAGACGTTACCATTAGTTTGGTGGCGTCTTTTTCATTTGCGTTCAGGGAACGGCGAGAAGAGCGCGACCCCGGCGATTTAAGAATCGTCAATTATAATTATCGCGTCGGGCCGTCATGGCGGTACGAGGCAAGACCGCTACTGCACCACAAAGGAGAACATCAACATGGCCACCGTGAAGCGAGGCGCGCCGACGCCAGCTGAGCGGAAGCGCCAGAGTATAAGTATAGTAAAGGCCGCCCCCATTGAAGGGCGGAAGCGCAACGGTGAACTTACCCGTAAGGCGAAGCGTGTAATCAATAAGGCTACATATCGTAAAGCGCAGCTTGAAGAGTTTGATGCACATAAAGCAAAGAAGCCAGTGCTGCAGAAGACAAAGGGCGGCAAGGGCGCCATTGTAATTCACGGCGCTACGCCAAAGCCCGTTGCGTACGACCCCGAGATTGGTAAGAAGATTTGCATTATGTTTGCGACAGATCCTACTATGGATTTGCTGCGGTTGAATGCAGATCCAACGTTACCGACGGTTTGGAGCTTCTATGAGTGGCTCCACGATCACCCTGAGTTTGACAAGGCTTACGCTCGCGCGCGGTCTTTATGGTGTGACATCAGAGCTGCTCAAATAGTTCACGCCAGTCAGCTGCCTTTGATTGGCACTATCACTGTGAAGCGTACAGGTGGCCGCGACGGTGACACTACTGAGACCCGAGAGTTTGATAACGTCGATCGTGCACGCCTCGCGGTAGAAACACAGAAGTGGTTGCTGGCGCGTGAGTCGCCCAAGAAGTATGGCGTGCAGCCCGTCGATGTTAATGACGGTAATGACGCGCTCCAAGAATTGTTATCACAGTTCCGCAGCCGTAGCAAAGAGATTGAAGATTCTCAGGGATAGGGGGCACCCAATAAGCGCGGAATAACCCACCGCGTTTCCCTGAGTTACTCTGGGTTCGTGAGGGACACGATGAAGAATGAAGTTAGGCTTGGTTCAATTTACGTGCTTACCTGTATGATTACTGGTGAACAGTACGTTGGCAAGGCTTTGAAAACTACGGCGGAGAAACGGTGGGATCAGCATATTGCGTCTGCTTTAGTAAAGAAATCTACATGTTTAATTCATAAGGCCATTCGTAAGTACGGCGTAGAGAACTTTACTGCTGAGGTAGTACAATGCTGCACTGCTGATAAGTTGAATGCAGCTGAGAAATGTTGGGTGAAGAAGTTAGGTACATTAGTTCCTGGTGGTTACAATCTTACAATTGGCGGTGAAGGTAGCTACGGGTTTAAACATAAACCTAAAACTAAACGCAAAATGGCTGCGACAGCTCTAAAAGTGTGGCAACGTGATGGTCATCGTCAAATGATGAGTAAGTTACACGTAGGCTACACAGTACCGCTTGAACGTCGTGAGCGTATTTCAGCATCTTTAATGGGCCACGCTGTATCTGAAGATTTGCGCGAGCAATTATCGATTAGCAATAAAATTTCGCTTGCTAACGATCCTGCCAGGTTAGCACGTATTAAAGCGGGGCTTCACCACGTGCCGCATACAAAGGCCGCTAAAGAAAAGATGAGCCAAGCGCAGTGCCGTATTTGGGTGGCTAGAAAGGCCGCTGTGAATGAAGCTTAATTATGGCCCCCGTATGGAGCGCTTCGCGTTAAGGCCGCCAGAGTATGATGCGAAGATCAATCTTCTTGTCGGTTCAGTTAGATCTGGTAAGACGTTTGCACTACACGCTAAGATCCTGGCATTGTGTGAATATCCAGTGCAAGGGCGAAAGTTTATCACTGGCGTGAGTAAAGCTAGCATCAAGACAAACGTATTAACAGACTTATTTGACATTGTTGGTAATAATGCATATCACTACAATAGTCAGTCAGGTGAACTAAAGCTTTTTGGTAAAGATTTTCTTGTGTACGGAGCTAAGGACGAAGGTTCTGAAAAATATCTTCGTGGTGCGACTGTGGGGGCATGCATTTGCGATGAGGTAGTTCTTATGCCTCAATCATATTTCCAGATGCTGCTTACTAGGCTCTCGCCACCCGGTGCCAGGTTCTATGGAAGCACCAACGCTGACTCTCCGTTCCATTGGCTTAAGACAGACTACATAGATAATCCTAAGTTGAATGACGGTAAGATTTTGTGGACTGAGCGATATACTATGGAGGACAACCCAAATTTAGACCCGTCATATGTTGCTGATCAAAAGAAACTCTATACTGGAGTTTTTTATGACCGTATGATTTTGGGCGAGTGGAAAATGGCGTCTGGTGCGGTCTACGCCGGAGCGTGGAACGATGGCACCTTATATGATGACCGCACACGGCCACGCGGCCTATACAGTGCGGGTGGAAGCGAAGGCTACGCTGGTCATATCATAGGAGTGGATTACGGAACGACCAACCCTACCGTTTTCTTAGACGGAATTGATGACAACCGTACCGTTTGGATTGACAATGAGTATTACTGGGATTCCATCAAGGAGATGCGGCAGAAAACGGATTCTGAACTGGCTGATGACCTCGAGCAGTTCATCAAGGAATCTAATTGCCCCGCCGAACCAAAGATAATCGTCGATCCTTCGGCCGCTAGCTTTCGCGCTGAGTTGGTGCGCAGAGGTATGTGGGTGGGTGATTGTGACAATGACGTCATGACTTACGGCATTCGCCGTGTGGCCTCCGTGCTGGCGCAGAAGAAGCTGCGGTTCCACCGTGTCCGGTGTCCGCACTCGCCTGTTGAGTTTCAAAGCTACGCATGGGATAAGAAGAAAAGTGAGAATGGCACTGAGCAAGTTGTCAAGAAGCGTGATCACTGTCCCGACGCCGGACGTTACATTGTCAATGATGTGTTTGCGCAGGAGTGGCGGCTTAGCGCGTGATGGGAGTGTGAGCGGATGGATGATAAAGAAAAGCCGTGGGGTGATTGGACACTTGAAGAGCTGAAACTTCAAAATAAGATACTACGTACATATCCCAGCTCTCCTAAGCAGCGTGAGCTTCAGAGTAAATTGGCTAAGATGAGAGCCACACACGTGCCTAAGACTAAAGCGAAGGACTCTCGTTCTGGCATCGGCGCTAACACACTCAAGATGGCTGCACAAGCTATGAAGCAGGCCCAAAAAGAGGGCAAGACGTTGGCCGAAGCGACTGAAATTTACAGAGCTACTTTGGCGCGATTGCTTTCTGGAAATGCAAAAGATGCTTTTCAAGTTACATCTGTTGGTATGCACAAAGTTGCTGAGGCGAAGAAGTTTATCGACGTGAAGGTGGCGCAGGCGCACGACGCAGTGCCATATGACTTCGTGCCAAAAGCGCAGAAATCGCTTAGCTGGCAAATCAGCGATTTGGATGAAAAGATTCGCGGCATCGAAATGAAGTATGGCCGTAGTAATTCAAAATTGCCTGGGCTGCGTAAAAAGTTGAAGGCACTCCACGAAGCGAGGAAGTTCATCGATGCTCACATAATGAGGGGGAAGGATACCTCTTGGGGTTCGGCCGCCTTAATGCCGATGAATTATAAAAAAGCCGCTGAGACCGCTAATACCCAGGCGCGTGAGCATCGTGTGGAAGGTAAGCGTATAAGCATGGCCAAGGGAAGTTTGAAACCTGAGTTCACAGCAGCGGCCCAGGCGCACTACACAGCGGCTGGTTGCTGGGATGACATCGTTAATGCGCTCAAACAGCGTAGTGATGCAGGTGAAGAGGCGGCTGAGAGTTTGTGGGGCAGCGCAGTTAGACAAGGTCAGAAAGCGGAGCTGTTAACTGCGCAATTGGGCATAGTTACTAAGGCCTACGATTCTCTTTCCTTCAATACTCTCTTCTGGGCCGGCATCATCGCCGCTCTTATCGCCAAGCATTATGGGCCCAAAGAAACTGTGGGGATGGGCAGTTACGATCTGCGCACTTATCAACCGGAACGTAAAACTTGGTAAGGAGATAGCACGCATGTTCTTGTTCGAGTGGTTCAAACTTCGCCGTAAACGCAAGGCGGCGAAGAAGCTGGAGACGGCGTTGAACGCTGTTTCATGTTGCAGGGTCCACGTGGCGCTTGACGGCGCCGTCACGGTGTGTAAGTAACAGAGTCTTTCTGCAAGGGAGATTGAGCAGCATGGGTACTATGATCGCTTCACCACTTCCATCTTTAGCCCTCCCGAACTGCGAGGAGCTTCCCATCCCCATAACACTAGATTGGTTTGAGCTAAGTAAGATGGCCGCTGAAGGGGCTTCTCCTGATACATTTAATCAAGCTCTTCTGCAAAAGCTGCGTGAGGCGGGTGGCCCGGTTGAAGGCGTAGTGCGGCTAAAACTTTCCCATGGCAAACTCGCGCGAGTGAAGCCAGACCTGCGAGACCAGCGTTTAGGTTGCTTCCGTTACTTATGGTTGCCTGATGAACACGCTGCGATGGTGATGGCAGCGACAAAGCAAGACCAGGCAATGAGCGCGTGGCGGAACAGACGAGAAGCAGGGACGATTCAGTGACAAGGAGATTGAGATGCGTAGGTATAGCGTGGATCTATTCAACAATGGACAACGTAAAAGTGTCAGTGTAGAGGCTGATACGCAAGAAGAGGCTGTATCATTGGCTAAGGCGAATAATCCTGGTTGGATCAAAGACCCTTCACGTTACGCTGGTACATTTCTTCTTCGTGGTGCAAAGGACTCAAGCAACCGCCGCTCCCGTCTCCACGCCGCGCTGGATGCTGTACTTGATCGGGCTGGGGCGAAGGATGATTGGTACGGTAGCTCTACTGAAGGTGAACGCCTAATTGATGCGGCCGTAGAATTACGCAAAAAGAAGCCGGCATTAGTACTCAAGTTACGCGGCAAATTGTCGAAGGAAGAAAGGGCTAAGGCTGAAGCTGAATACGATGCACTAGAGAACGCGGTGCGATCTAAAGTGCGCGAGGCGCGCAATGCCGGCTACAAAGGTCCGTGGACATAGGAGGTCCTAAGTGCCTCCTCCCAAGTTCACCCTCCCCCAGAGGATTCAACGTGAGTACGCTGCCGGTATCCGCCAAATAACAGGCCGCGTGCTGCAACCTAAGATGCCTGAGCAATCGCTTGCTGACTGGTTGAAGTCTTTAGCAGAGCGCAGTAAGGCCCAAGACATCCAGGATGCATCAGCTACCCTTGCGCAGCGCATGGTGCAGTGGACTCATGCCAGTAACATGAAAACGTGGCGTGCCGCAGCGGCTAAGTCCACAAACGCCCGCAAGCTCTATACCCTGCTTCAGAGGGAACTTACAGGCACCGCGACCGGCGCGCGCATTGCTACCATCATTCGTGAGAATGCGGCATACATCTCAAGCCTGCCGTTCGAAGCCGCGCAGACCTTAGTCGATGAAGTAACCAAGGCTCAGCAGGCTGGAGCGCGGCCTGGCACGGTCACCAAGATGATGCGAACGCGGTTCCCTGAGTTGCTTCGTTCTCGCGTAGCATTGATCTCAAGAACAGAAACGTCAAAAGCATCGCTCGCTTTAACTCAGGCGCGGTGCGCAGACATCGGTGTCAACTTTGCGGAGTGGATGACGAGTGAGGATGCACGGGTTCGCCCTAGTCACAAAGCGATGGACAAGATCATCTTCGCACTTGATGACTTGCCTGACCCCGAGGTTCTGCATGGTGAACCGTCGCATGGCCACTACGGCCCAGGCGGCATCTTCAACTGCCGCTGTACCATCGCTCCGCTGCTTTCAATCGACGACGTAACCTGGCCTCGCAAAGTGTATCGCCGTGGTACTCTGCAGCAAATGAATAAACAACAATTTATCGCCGCCTTCAATTTACAAAGCGCGGCCTAACCTCAACGTACTACGAACTACACCACAGGAGACGCAGCACATGAAGAATTATCTCGTAGCTCTCTTGGCAGCTGTCCTCGGCCTCTTCACGGCGCTGCCCGCTTCCACTCAAACACCTTCCATCACTAATGTCGGATATGGCGGCATTACGTTGATCACAGGCGCGCCCGCTACAGCCACAGTCACTAGTTCGGCTATCAGGTTGACAACGTTCAGCGGTATCGGTACTTTGAATATCACTGAGACTGGCATTACCGGATCGCCGAATGCCTGCACTTTGAATCTTTATTATGTGCAGAACAACGTGGTCAATTCTAGCACTATATTGGCAGTTAGCACGGCTTTTACGCCATCGACAGGTATTCAGCAATTCAGCATTACGCCAACTGTTGCTGAGGGTGATCAGTATGTAGCAACGTACGCCTGTACTACATACCCAACCGCTGGTACTATCAATGTAACATTCAGTCCAGCGCTCATCGTCGTTACGCACACAATCGGCGGTGATCCATGCGTGAACCCTAATGTGGTGAAGTCGTCTGTCGTTATCAGTACGAGCGGTGCCGGTACAACACAGCTTGTTGCAGTGTCAGCTGGCAAGGCTATCTACGTTTGCAATGTCGCCATGGGCATCTCCGCCACTACCGCTACCGCGGCGTTTGAATCGGGCGGCAGCACTACCTGCACGTCGCCAACCACTTTGACAGGCACTATCGTGCCTACTGCGGGCATGTGGCTTACGATGGGGTGGGGCGGAACTATATTTACTGCGCCGGCTGGCTCAGGGCTTTGCCTTGTCAATGGCGGCACAGGCACTCAGATCGGAGTATTGACGTACGTCCAGCAGTGATTAGGCACTTGACCCACACGACGGGCGTAACACGGCCTAGCGGCACGGTCGCGCCCGCACGACGGCGCCTTATTGTTAGTAAAAACGACATCCTTGTCATCAACGGTATGGAACTTGATGCCGCTATCTTGCGTGAGATCGTTTCGCCTAGCAAGCGCGTGCTCTGGGCCTTCGTCAAGCAGGGCGGTGACATCAAGCCGCGGTGTTACAGCGAGAGTGAAGTCATCTGGCTGACCTCGGACGAGGTGAATCTTGGCACGGAGGTCTGAGCATGTATTTCTTGCTTGCGTTCATACTGAGCGTACCAGCGGTTCACCACACCGCTCAGCCGATAGTTACAACTGGTACGACGCGTCTTATTCAACCTGATGCTCCTTTGCAAATGCCCACTAGCCTGACCTTGTACAAATCTACAGGCGAGCAGATTGCTGTTTGTAAGTGCAGTTTTGTCGGAACAGAGCCGACGCTCACGGCATGTGAGATTGAAAAGGGCTTCACGCTCGATGATGTTATGAACTCCTGGTTAGACGCTTACTCTCGCAAGACAGAGTTGGAAGCGCCTGATAAGTAGTCCATAGTGATACGAATACTTAATGCGCGGTATTCGTAGCATTCGACTTGACAGCGCGCGACCTACTTACGCAGGAGAATACGCAAATGGCATTGATTACGTTTAGAAATTCGAAAATCGTTTATTACGGGCCGCACACTTGTGAGAATTGCGGCGAACTTATTGTCAAGATGGGAACTGAGTGGGGCGGGACGGCGTTCAACAATCCAGTCGGACCTATTTACCCCAATACAGAATGGTACCCACACGTCTGTGACCCCAAACTAGTACTGGCGCGTAAAAGTTTTTCAGCTAGTTCGCGTGTAACTGAGGACTTTCCACTGGCTAATGCCGTTATGCTTGGTCATGTAGGTTTTGTGGTGCTAGGCGAACGATTGCGATCTGATGTGGAAGGCGGTAGTTACCTCGTTATTAGCGCAAACTCTACTTTCGCCGCTACTGAAGATGGCGCGTGGCTGAGCGCGCTGGAACGATTGCAAAATGGCTGGCCAACCTGGCACATCGATCTGAGTAAGTTCGGTGTACACAGCTGCCTGACCGATGATTTGCAGCGATTGCCGGAGTGCGTCAGTAGTACACCTGCGACAGCATCATTCACAGTTTCAGTCTAAGTCGACCACATACACCTAACAAGGGAAAGGAGGCCGCTCTAAATGGCAAGCAAACGCAAAGCAGCGGCCCGATCCGCTCTTGATACATTATTTGACGCACGCACAGCGCCCGTTGGCGCGCAATACTCGAAGCGCAGTAAGATCACCAAGCAAGAGGACCACCTTGGCTTGATAGGGCCCACTACTTCCAACTTGGCCCATGCCATCGATGTCTTCTCAAATCCGGCTGCGAGAACGGGCTACGGCACTTCCAGCCTTGAGAACTATGCTGAATACCCGCTAATGCGGTTCTCGCTTAATTTTTGGGCTATCATCTCCTTCTTCGAGTCGTCCTGGATTGCCCGCCGCATCGTCTGCGCGCCCGCTGAGGATATTTGCAAGACCTGGCCGAAGATCACTAGCGACATCGATCCTGAGGACCTCACGCGCATCGATCGCGTCATTCGCCGCACCAACACACGTAGTAAGGTTCGTGAGGCCATTGAGAAAGCGCGGCTGTTCGGTGGTGCGGGCGCGTTGATCGCAATTAAAGGGCAGGATAAAGAATTAGACCAACCACTAGAACTTGATAGCATAGGTATCCACGACTATGCTGGCCTCGTCACCTTCGATCGTTGGAGTGGGATCTCGCCGACTGGCGACGTCTGCGACGACCTCAATCGTCCGCTGGACTTTGGTCATTCAGAATTCTATGAAGTTAGGGTCAAAGGTGGTGACTCTTTCAAGGTCCACAGCAGCCGCATCCTTCGCTTCAGCGGTCCGCGCATGCCCGAGCCGGAGAACTCAGCTTATCAGGATTGGGGTATTTCGGTTCTAGCGCCGGTGATCCAGACCATCCAAGGCTACGACACTCTTACGTCGAATGCGCTGTCACTTTCATTCAGGGCTAACATTCTTGGGATGAAGGCGCCAGACCTCGCCGGCATGATGTCAGGTCTCAGCATGAATCAGAACGCAGCGCAGAAGTTCGAGCAGCGTATGCAACGGTTTAATGAGATGCTGTCGACTCAAAGCCTTGCCCTCCTTGAGAAGGACGGGGAGCTAAGCCAAACTCAATACAGCTTCGCCGGTCTCTCGGACATGATGCAGATGTGGCAGTTGGCTATTAGCGGTGCCGCTAAGATGCCAGTGACCAGGTTGTGGGGCCGCACATATAGCGGACTCGGACAGGCTGGTGATGGTGACGAAAAAATCTATGAGGAGACCATCTCTACTGAGTCCGACGTCACACTGCGGCCGGCCTTAGAGAAACTTTACCCAGTAATTTGTGCTAGCGAGTTGGGTGAGGTGCCGGACGACCTGGATCTGCTGTTCCCCTCTATCCGCGTGCTGGATGACAAAGAGAAGGCTGAACTAGCTAAGACCGTAGTGGACACTGCCGTAGTGGCGTTGAATGCCGGTGGCATCAGCCTGCGCACGTTCGCCAAGGAACTGAAGCAGTCCAGCACCCGCACCGAGATCTTCACCAACATCACTGACGAGGACATCGAGAAGCTTAGTGACAAGGTCCAAGCCGAAGGCGAAATGGGCGAAGGGTTATTCGGTGCTGAGGGCGGAGGGCTGAATCCTACGTCATCGCCCGCCAAGGCCCTGAAGGAAGAGAACAAGGCCGGTAAGGTAAACGGCCAGCCGGGTGAAGCGGATGAGCCACAGGGTCACCAGGCTCCACCAGAAGGCACTCAGGGGAAGGACGTCGACCTCTGTCAAGGAGTCACTAAGTGCCAGTGGTGCGATGATGCCTTGGATGGCGATGACGTAGCCGAGATAAACGGCTCGGTAGTCTGCCCTTCATGCGCTGACGCTTATGGGCGTGGTCAGGCGAAGGACGGTGGTAAGTGGAATGGTATGTCTTATTCTGACAACCCCACTGGACCGCGAACTGATACAGCTACTAAGTATTTGTATCTTGACTTATTGAAGGTTTACAGGATCAAGGGTGGTGCGGCGAAGAACGGTTCATTTGAAGATTTTGTCAGGCAGACGGAACCACAGAATGCTACTGCCGTAATCACGTACTATGCCAAGTTGAAACGTGAACTGCAAGGTGGCGCTAAAGCCCTCGATGCCGCTCCTTCCAACCTGGCGCCTGGTGATCGAATCTCAGTGAACGGCCGGTTGCTCAAGGTGAAGCATGTGACCACTGGTACTGAGGACTTGTTTGGTGAGCCTACAGTGCAGGTACGCTTTGAGACAGGCGAGGTTGTGCCTTACCTGGTGAATGAGGACGTACAGAAGGCAAAGGCGCAGGACTCTGCAGGTGATCCGCTGACTCTGAATCACATAGTACGCCGCGAGGTTCGTAAGCCGGCAGGTGATCAAAGACGTCAGGTGTACGTTGTGACAGCGAGTTATCGTGGTGCTGATGGTTATGAGTACCGTAAATCATTTGAGTCATACGATGACTACATCACGCCACCAGTTAGTGGAACACGCAAGACGTTGAATGCCTTGCGTGAGTCCTGGCGTGGACGTACGAAGGCGCAAGACTCTGACTCACCTGGCACTGAGATTACAATTCACGGCCTGCCTGTTATTATCGAGATACGCCGAGGTCAATGGCGCGTTGGTCCTGGCTGGCGGCAGCGCATGGCCTACGACTACGGCTATTTCAAAAACGTCAAGGGAGCCGATGGCGATTCGCTCGACATCTGTATCGGGCCGAATCCTGAGTCAGAGTGGATTTACATTGTCGACCAAAAGCACCTACTGCCTGGTAAGGGCTTCGACGAGCACAAGTGCTTCGTAGGCTATGATTCGCTTGGTGAGGCCGTGAAGGCATTCAACGCCGGCCACGACCGTGCGTGTCAAGTTTACCTCGACATAACTCCCATGCAGCTCGAGGAGTTCAAGAAGTGGCTCAAAACTGGGAACCACACTAAGCCAGTCGGCGGGGTGAAAGCATGAGAACCTTCGCAAAGGTTATCGGCGTCGTCATCCTGCTTCTCATTACCTGGTGTCTGCTTTGTCTAGTTGTTGCACTGACCGGGACGGTGCTTCCATGATTACTCTGAGTTTCAAACGCGTCGGTTGGTTCGTCTTCGGGTTGTTAGTGTCTTGGGTCGATTTACTCGAGGAACTTATTCCATGAGCTACCACCTGCATCTATGCCAATGCGGCCGGACGTACACCTATGAATGTCCACTGTGCCACGTGAAATGTACGGCGCCTAATTACGCCCCGATCGGCGATGACGGCCGCATAGTGCCGGTGCGGGTGAACCCAGAGAACTTGCTGCTGTGGCGTGAGCAGCAAGAAGAGCTGCACCAGCACGGTCGGTGGGATGCAGCAAGCGGAGTAATGGTCTAGGAGGTCAGGTGCTAAAACTTGTGCAGTCGCGCATTGGAGAAACAGGAACCTGCTTTCGCACTGCGCTAGCCTCCATTCTGAATCTCCAAGAGTCTGACGTTCCTGACTTCCCTGATGCCAACGAGGACCCGTATGTCAACACGTTCCTGGCAAAGCACGGCCTCCGTTATGAAGAACTGCCGTACGTAGAAGGTGAATACCCGGCAGGATTGTACTTACTGCTTGGTGTCTCGCCTCGTGGCGGGATGCATGTAGTCATTGAGAAAGATGGGAAGCTGGTTTGGGATACGCACCCGATGGACAATACAGGACGGGGAATTTCAGAGCCTCTGCGGTACGGGGTGCTGACTAAGGCGACGCAAAGTGCGCTAGACATGAGTGGTTACAAGTATGGGATGGGCAAACGCTGCCATCTTTGTGGTGTGCCCGTCAATAATGGGCAAAAGGTAAACGAGTGCCAAGCGTGTCGCTTAGAAAAGCATTACGAAGGCCGGTTGACACCACGCATAAGGGCTGATGCTGAAGGTATTCGTAAGGCATTGCGAAAAGCCGCTGCAAAGGACGCAATAGATGTGAGTAAGAAGGCATTTATTGCTGAGCTAAATTCTCACGGCTATAAACATTCACATGCTAACAACAAATATGGTAATCGTAAGCGTGCTTATGGCAGCTATCTTTATAATCAAGACAGAGAAAAGTTCAATGTCGATTATGAAGAGTGGCGCGCTGAAAAATTAAAATCACAGGCAAAAGACCACTTGCACATCGGTAAGAACGGCAAGCTTACTTACAATGATGCATTGACGCGCAACTTTAAGAAGTGGGCTGAATCACGCAACACCGCAAAGGACGCCGCCCAGCTCTCCGGCAAGCGCCTCAACTACGCCGCTGAGAAGTTGTATGAAAAGCACGATGATATTGATGACAATCTTG